ACCACTATTACCAAAGAACGTATCGAATTATTCATTAAAAATCCGCTGGAAAACGGGCTTACCCGTGGCGAACAAATGGAGATGGCGCGTATCGCGCTGGCATCGCTTACCGCTGAACCTGTAAGCCAAACTTACAAGTTGCCAGAATTAATCGAAGGCATGGAGGTGTCTATTGATGTCAGCACTTGTGATGCTGATGCCGGGAATCGCTATTTCGGTACTGTCACCGAGATAGCGGAACTGTACACAGCAAAGAATGGCTACATCCTTCTGGTTCAGGATGCAAAGCCAAATTTCGATGTGAATGGCAACTCTCCGGCAATTCCGGATGGTTACGCACTTGTCCCCGTTGAACCAACGGACGAAATGATAGCGGCAGCGATGGAATGTGATGATGTGGTTTTCGACAGTAAAGATCCAACCGCATTCTGTGTTCAGTATCGGGAAATATATAACTCAATGGTAACGGCAGCACCAAAACCGGAGGTGAATAGTGAATATAACTGAGTTGCTTCAGAAAGTATCGGCGCTTGCTTCAGAATGCCACTTGCTGGCCTGTGAACTTGATATCGGTGACGAGAGAACAGAGGCTTTCGAAATATATGAAGTACTTCGCCGGTTACAGCGACGCGGCTCAGCAAGTGAAATGTTGGCTGCGACCAACCCGCTTTTGTGCCCGGGTATCGAAGATGATGCGGAGTGGATCGACTTTGATGATGACGATGACGACTAAATACACTCACTACTTAACAATACCAAAACCGGAGATAAATAACGAATGAACGACTTAATGACCGACCTTGAAACAATGGGTAAAAAACCTAACGCGCCTGTTGTCTCCATCGGTGCTGTGTTCTTCGATCCGCAAAGTGGTGAAATTGGACCTGAGTTCTATACCGCCGTTAGCCTTGAAAGCGCAATGGAACAAGGTGCCGTTCCTGATGGCGATACCATTCTATGGTGGTTAAGACAAAGCCCGGAAGCGCGGTCGGCTATTTGCGTTGATGCTATGCCCATTACGACGGCATTATCTGAACTGACTCAGTTCATCGGACGCCACGCGGATAACATGAAGTACATGAAGGTTTGGGGGAACGGGGCTACATTCGACAACGTCATTTTACGCGGTGCTTATGAACGTGCCGGCAAAATCTGCCCGTGGCCATTCTGGAATGATCACGATGTGAGAACACTGGTTACTCTAGGTCGTTCGATTGGTTTCGATCCTAAAAAAGATATGCCATTTATAGGTGAACAGCATAACGCACTGGCCGACGCGCGCCACCAGGCAAAATACGTGTCCGCGATATGGCAGAAGCTGATTCCGACCATCAGTAACAATCTGTAATTTCACCTGGGTGCAGCCAGGGTAATGGATGAATAACCATGAGCAATATTTTACAGTTAGCCCCTAACGAGTGGGTTTGTGAAAGCGTTCTTATCGCGGTTACCGGGCTCAAACCCGGAACTATCCTCCGGGCCAGAAAAGAGTGCTGGATGGTTGGGCGGGAATATATCCACGTATCGCCTGACGGTAATCCTAAACCTTCCAGTGAGTGCATGTATAACAGAAAGGCTGTAGATGCCTGGGTCGCCTCAATGAAAAACAAGCAGCCAGGGTGATTTGATGCCATGAAAAAGGTAAGCTCATATCGCTCTTGGGCGTCTGGAGGTAACACCAATGGATAAAATCACGTATCCAACAGGCGTCGAAAACCACGGTGGCAGTCTGCGCATCTGGTTTAATTTTAAAGGTAAGCGTGTCAGGGAAAACCTCGGTGTCCCTGACACCGCTAAGAACAGGAAGATCGCCGGGGAGCTGCGGACATCGGTGTGTTTTGCCATCCGCACAGGAACCTTTGATTATGCAATGCAATTTCCTGACTCCCCTAACCTCAAGGCTTTTGGTGTAAGTAAGAAAGAAATTACAGTGAAAGAACTTGAAGAAAAATGGCTGGATCTGAAACGGATGGAAATCTGCTCGAACGCATTCAATCGCTATGAGTCTGTCGCAAGGAATGTAGTGCCGAGGATCGGAGGTAATCGACTGGTGTCAGCAGTCACCAAAGAGGAATTGCTGTATCTCAGGAAAGATTTGCTAACCGGCTACCAGAATCCAACGAAAGGAAAAGCTCCTGCAAAAGGGCGAAGCGTCGTTACGGTGAATTATTACATGACGACAATTGCTGGAATGTTTCAGTTTGCTGCAGATCACGGTTACATAGAAGCAAACCCCTTCGAAGGGATCAAGCCTTTTAAAAAAGCCAAGGCAGAGCCAGATCCGCTAACTCGTGACGAATTTATTCGCCTGATAGATGCATGCCGACATCAGCAGACGAAAAACCTGTGGTCACTTGCAGTATACACAGGGGTACGTCACGGGGAGCTGACCTCCCTGGCCTGGGAGGATATCGATCTTGAAGCTGGAACAATAACAATCAGGCGTAATTATACAAAACTGGGAGAATTCACTCTACCGAAAACTGAGGCGAGCACGAACAGGGTCATACATCTTATCCAGCCTGCGATAAACGTCCTGAAGAATCAGGCGGAAATGACCAGGCTAGGAAAGCGGCATCACATTGATGTTCAGCTGCGCGAGTACGGCAGAACGGAGGGTCACGAATGTACATTTGTCTTCAACCCTCAACTGATCAGAAGATGTCAGCATGTTGGGTTCATCTACAAAGTCGACTCGATAGGCGATTTATGGGACGCAGCGATGAAGCGAGCAGGGATAAGGCACAGAAAAGCATATCAGTCGCGTCACACGTATGCGTGCTGGTCACTGTCAGCTGGCGCTAACCCCAGCTTCATTGCCAGTCAGATGGGCCATGCGAGCGCCCAGATGGTCTTCAATGTATACGGTGCGTGGATGGCAGACAGCAGTCGTGAGCAGATCGTAATGCTGAATCAGCGGCTTGCGGATTTTGCCCCACAGATGCCCCAAAGCCTACATAGCAGTACCAGAGCATTATTGAAATCAGTAAGTTAG